TGGCGGTATTGTCGGAACAACAGGAGCCAGCCGTTGTCTCGTTGCCTCGAATGCTTTATCAAGATTCTCATAAGAGAGGACAAGGTTATTTTCCTTGAACCAAGCTCCAATGATGTTTGAATTAGCATCACAAGGATAAAAATCATCTGTGTGGTCGGCCATCCATATTCTTCCAATGACCGCACCGTGTGCTTCGGCCGCTTTATCCGCAATCAGTTGCTCGCGGTCGGCCTTAGTGACCTTGGTGATGGCTTCCGCCACCTTAACAGGGTCTTTTTCTTTCACAATAACTTGTACAGCTTCGTCAGCCTCTTGTCTTGCCTTAGCCGCGGTTTGCTGCACTTCTTGCGATTGAGCAATCAACTCTCTGCTCTTATTTTGGTTTCTCTTTGTGCGTTCCGCAAAACGAACGGCATTCAAGTGCGCCGTCTTTTGCTTAGAGACCATCTCAGGCCAACTCTTTGCTTCCAAGTGCGTCGGCCGACCAATAGGCGACCCAGTCGCTTCATCAGTGACCTGATAATTCTGCACGAGTTTAGCAATGTGACCTTGGGCGTCTCGGGTGACCACAACACCAGCCTCCCGCGCTTCAGCATCTTCCGCTTCATACGACGGAACCACTGGAGCAGGCGGCACTACTGGCGGCGTCACAACAGGCGGTTCAGCAACAACGGCAGCAACATCGGCTGCGGCTTGTTCTGCTGCGCGCGCTTCATCGGCTGCAATTGCGACAGCCTCTTCGGGACTCGCACCACGCTTTGACACGGGCACGTAATCAGGGTCGTTCAACATCTCGAAAGCGATTTTTGAGCCTTCGGGAATTCTCAGCAAATTACTGGCGTACTCTCTAGCAACGGGGTCCACCAATACTGCTTTCAAGTCAGCCAACGTAGCGCTTTTCAACCACGCCATGTTATACTTAGTAGCAAGAGCGGCCGCTTCGGCCTTAACTTTTGCAGCTTCGGCTGCTTGACTAGTCATGTCTATAATTGAATTGTTCATACTGTCCTCACATTAATTCTACCGCGTCCCCTATGCGGGGAAATTCTTACTTCCCTTCTTCTTTCTTTTCTTTCGGCTTGATTGTGTGGATGCCGAACGTCTTGGCTACCGCTGCTTCCGCCTCATCTTTAGTTACTTCGGCTTGAGCCTGCAAGTCCTGAATATGATAATTAACGGACTTCCGAATCAAATCTATTGTCCAATTTACCGTTCGAGCATGTTGCGCACGCACAGATAGCTTATGGTCATACTCAGGTTCCTCGGGGTCAAGTTTTGCCATACTCGCAACCGCGCGAGCACAAACCGCTTCACATATTTTGGTATAAACTTTAAACCCAGGAGAGCCTACCGTCATCCCAAGCATAACCTTTTCAGGAGCCGTTATCTCGTCCATCAACAAAGGCGTTTCAGATGCTTTTTTCTCAACCATGACATTCTCCTCATACTATTTGATTGTTACAACGCAGTTTCAGAGAACTCCCCGCGATTACCAGGTTCGCCTGTAGTCAACTCTGGCTCCATAGAATTCTCTAAAGCGATTCGCATACTTCTATTAGCTGCTTCACCTTGCGTCTTCATGTCCTGCATTTGCTCTTCGTGTTGGAATTGCGCTAATTGCTGTGCCTGTTTCGATTGCGCTGTTCTAGCTTGCATCACTGCAGGCGAATTGGCATCGCGCGCTTTCAACTCTTCCGGTGTCATCTTGCGTAGGAAGCTCTGACTGTACTTCCAGCCAGCCGCATGCGCAAACTCATTGAAAATTGCCACACCGTCCCACATATATCCGGCGTCTGTAACGTTCTTCGTAAAGGTCGGGTTATTTGTGAACTGCACCATGATAGGCAGGAACTGAGACATTTCTTTCTTGGCACCAAGTTTGGCGCCCGCTAAAACTTCATACTCAATCTTGGCTTCACGATAGTCCATATGGTCGACGAGATATGGTTTGCCAAGCTCCTCACCGAGGAGGTCACGCAGTACTTTAGCCGGGAGCAAATCATTATCAAGCTCGTCCATCTGGTACAACCAAGGCTCGAAGACCTGACGTACGAATCTACTAGTCGGGCCGTCTAGGCGAGATGCGTTAGCTTGAATAACCGCCGCTGCCCCAGTTCCCGACCTCATACCAGTTGACCGCGCACCCATCGCACCGGCGCCTTGAACAACCTGTTCATTAGCACCCGAAGTGGAGGCCCCTGATGTTTGAGCTTGCTGCAAGAATGCCCAAGCCTCACTAGGCACGCCTGGCATTTCGAGGAACTTAAACGCCTTGTCAACGTCTTCCTCGACATCGATGATGCCACCTTGACGCCACTTAACGGTTTGTGTCGGTACGTTGAAACCTTTCTTGCGAACAGCCGTGGGCTGCAAGCCATACGCCAACAAACTGAGGGCCAGGTTCGTAATGCCCTGCTCCACAACTTGCTCGCTACCAATCAGCAACCCAAGACCCTGACCATAGAAACAATCAGGAATATTGCGCCAATTGAAACTATAGAACGGAATCTTTCCGTATGGATTCGCTTCATTGCGAATAAGAATGTTATGACCGTTGCAGGCCAGTACAACGATAACCTTTTCCTCGTCCCAACGCTCAAGAATTTCTATTGGCTGTGCAAGCGGGTCCGAAGATGTTTTATACGCCCGCGGCATCGCATGCTGTAGATACCCCTTCATTCCTTCAGGAAGGGTCATCGTGATATTGTCTGTGCCTGTCTTTAAACCTTGAGCAAAGACCTGACGTAAAATTTCTTCAGATGGAATTTCATAACCATCGATGTCACGCAAGCGGTTGATGTCTGCGTAGGTTCCATAATCGCGATAGACAAGCCAGCCCGCTTTGCGGACGTCACCGACCCGGCAGCCCGGATTCACAAGGACCGTTCGGATATCACAGAACTTTATCCAAGGATGAGAAATCTTTTTATCGTAAAATTCAATCTTAAAATCATCCGACTCAGGAGAATCATATTCCCTGGCTGAGCCGTCCGCTTGTTTGACTGTAAACTTCTTGCCAGTGCGGACACGCCGCTTCATCTTCTTATCGTATTCTTGATAGCCCCACTTCATAATACCAGTGCCCAGAAGGGCTCCCTGGTCTATGGTGCGCTCAACCTCTTCTTCGAATCGCATGGCACCAAGCTGCGCCGCAAAAATGGCTGTCTTAGCTTCGATGATTTCAGACGTCGTACCCGGCCGGGGGCGCAGCAAGAAAGGCGGGTCCTCGTAGAAAATTCCGCCCATCACCTTAGGCACGATGGCCGAAAGGTGATTCGAGACCATGTACTTTGGAACGCAAGCATCGCCAACATTGTTGTCGAAAGCAGATTGACTCGCAGGCGATTGGTAAAGCATATCAGCGAGGGTCCACCCGGCCGCCCACTGATTCGTGTTTAGAAAAGTATCGCATCTCTCCGTATCATCTATAACAAGTTTTACGCTAGCTTCGTCATTAAAACGAACAATACCGGTGTCTGTGTCGACAATTTCAGATTCTTTAGTAATCTCGCCCGCGGGTTCTGTGTAGAGTTTTTCAGGGAAAAGTTCCTTAGGAACTCGCTTCACCGCTTCAGTCATGCTTATTGTATCAGCCATTTAATTCCCTCGCTCGCCGAGCTTGTTGTGCCAACGCCTTCTTCTGACGAGTCTCCTCTGAATCCTTCTTCCCTAAATGCGAAATCCGTAATCTGTGTTTGACTTCCTCGGATACGCCGCGTCTTGTATCTGGATAATTTCGCCCGCCCTTCCTCATTTTCTGTTTAGCTTCTTCAGAAGGTTTTATCCCAATATGTGACGCCGCTATCTTCTGCCTGTGTTCAAAAGAAAGCATCTTGCCTTTGTTTGCCAAAGACAATTTCTTTCTGGTTTCTTCAGAAGGCGAAATCCCAAAACCAAACTTATTTCCTTTCATCCTATCCGAAAGCTTCTTTCGCTCTTCTTCAGACAAAGGGCGAGGCTCGTCGCCGCCTGGAAGAATATTGTACCCGTTTGGAAACATCGTCTTATATCGACTGATGTACTCTATCTCAAACTCATTTGCTAGCTCTCTTGTCGATACTTCAACAAGGGCTTCAATATTGAAGTTCTTTCGTCCGTATTTATGAATAGCGTTATAAAGATAGCGACAGTGGTTTTTAGCCACGTGCATATTCCAACGCTGAGCAAGAGACTGCTTCGTCTGCCCAACGTACCGCTTCCCGTTAACAATATTCGTAATCAAATATACAAACATAATCACCTCTGCAAAGGTGTCGGTGGCGGTGTTGCAGCACCGCCCCGACTATGTAGCTACAAACTCAATCCCTAAATCGCCGCATCGCGGGCGGGAGAATATTCATACCGCCTGCCGCCGAAGGCGGGGACAGTATTGGTGGCTCCATGCTCACGGGCTGCGGAGGCGGCGGTGTATATGGTGCGCCAAACATTCGCGCGTACGCCTCTTTCAAACGGCGCTGGGCTGATAACTTCTCCGCTTCTTCTTTCGCCACTTCTGGGTCGATATTCTTCTCTAACGCGATTCGCGGCAAAAACTCAATAACATAAGCCATCGCATCAGGGCCGTCATCTTTACGACTCTTGTTCTTTTTCTCGCCAGTGTACTGGCACATCTGTTTGAAGACTTCATCCATCCAAGGACCGTTAATAAAATCCAAACGCTCCTCGGCGAGAAGAAGTTCAAGAGACTGAACACGTCGACGCTTAGCATCATTAGCTGTTGATACCGGCTTCCAATAAATCTTACCTGGGGCCATGATGTCGCTGCTGTGTCTAAGAGCGTAATTCTGAAGCGACGTCCGTAGAAGGTCTGCGCCATTCGACTGTTCGATAAGAACAACCTCAGGATGGTGCTTTTCATAGAACGCAGTAATCTGCGCCACTAACTGAGAATCTTTCCATTTATCAAGAATGACATCTATGATACAAACTGCGTACTGCCCATCTGGGCGTTCATAAATCAACGCGGTAACGCCGCATGAAAAATCTGAGGTAGGCCGGTCAGACAAAGCCCAATCCCACAACTGGACTATCCGGCCTGTCTTTCCCTGTAACCATTCCCGAGGGTGACAACGCGCCAACAACCCTTCTTTCGTAAAGGAGTTGATGTATATGGACTCAGCCGCAACGTCAGTTGGGTCATTCATCTGCTGATTGCGAAAACTGCGTTCACCTTTCTTATGTAAGGTAAACTGCAAATAAGACCACGACAGTTTGGCCGGAAACAACAACGTGACCATTTCCTTTGTCAGCTTCATCAAAGGAATGTCTTTATATTCCGGCTTAACAACCCACGAACCTCGACAGTGATATTTAATC